CAAACATGGCAAGGTAAAGCACAAGGCGATCCATTTATTGTCAGAGGTGGTTACAACTGTCGCCATCATTGGCAACCAACCAATCCTGATTGGCTAGATGCAGAAGGCAACTACAAATTAGATTGACAAAATAGGCAGTTAAAATTAAAGGAGTAAATATGGACGAGAAAAATAACTCGGTAGAGCAAACACAAGCTACTGAAAATAATGTGGACAAAGTAACTGAAGTTTCTAATGAAACTGAAAGCAAAGCTGAGTCTAAAGCATTTACTGAAGATCAAGTAGAAGCGATAGTACAAAGAAGATTAGAGAGATACAAAAAGACTGTATCATCTAAACTTGATGGACTAGATTTAGAAGAAGCTAAAAAACTTTTGGAAGAAAAGAAACAGAAGGAACAAGAACTCGCCTTACAAAGAGGTGAATTTGATAAAGTTTTGAAAGAAACAGTATCAAAGAAAGATAGTAGAATATCTGCTTTGGAATCTGAGTTACAGAAGATTAGAATTGACGAAACATTAGTTAATACTGCTTCTCAACTTAAAGCAATTAATCCTAATGAAGTTAAATCTTTATTAAGAAATGCAGTTAAGTTAAATGACTCAGGTAATGTTGAGGTCGTTTCTGAAAATGGGACACCAAGATACAATGAAAAAGGCGAATTAATGAGTGTGAACGAGTTGGTTGCTGAGTATCTAAATAACAATCCTCATCATTTGAGTGCTACACCAAAAGGTAGTGGTAGTCAGAGTGGGATTGGTGGCAATACACTAAAGCCGTTTAATATAGCTGATTTGGATTTGTCTAAAGCTGAAGATCGTAAGATTTACGCTGATTACAAAAAACAAAGAGAGCAAGGTGGGTTGAAGGCAAAATTAACAATTAACAACTAACCTAAAAGGACAAAACTATGGCAAACGAAACAACAAGTTCAACACTAAGTGAACTGTACACAGAGGTCATTCAAGAAGCGATATTTACGTTTCAAGAAACTTCTGTAATGAAACCAGTTGTAACTACTTACAACATCTCAGGACAAGGCAAACAAATAGCAGTACCAGTATATCCAGCTATCTCTGCATCAGCAATCGCAGAAGGAACTGACTTATCTAATACTGCTGTAAACCCAACTGAAGCAACTATCACAGCTAGTGAGGTAGGAATTATGACTACCCTCACGGATCTAGCAAGGGACTCTGCATCTAGAAATGTAGCATCTGACATTGGTAAGTTATTCGGTGAAGCAATCGCTAAGAAAGTTGACTCTGACTTAGCTGGTCTATTTAGTTCATTCTCTAGCGACATTGGTTCTGCTGGAACTGAATTAACTGCTGACTTGCTATTCAAAGCACAAGCAACTTTAAGAGCATTGAATGTACCAGCACCTTACTACGGTGTATTCAATCCTGAGGCTGTTTTCAATTTAAAGAAAACTTTGACTAATGCTGGTTACACCACTTCTTCAAATGCAATTTCTGAAATTGGAAATGAAGCATTAAGAAACGGATATGTTGGCAGAATTGCTGGTATTGATGTATTTGAAAATGCTAACATTAGCATTGACCAATATGATGATTCAATCGGTGGTGTATTCCACCCAATCTCATTGGGTCTAGCTATGAAAGCTGATTTCAAAATTGAAACACAAAGAGATGCTTCTTTAAGAGGTACTGAAATTGTGGCTACTGTAACTTACGGATCAGGTGTAGTTAAATCTGACTACGGAGTTGCAATCACAACTGACTCTGCGTTTTAATTAGAGTAACTATCGTGGGGGAGTAAAATCCCCCACACTTAAAGGATTTAACATGGCTAATTTTTCTACTGATTCTGACTTAACATTTTACCAACCTGATATATTAACTTTTGGTATAGCAAACTTTACATCACCTAACGATTATCATGCACAAGCTAGAAATGATATTGAACGAGATTTAAGAATTAAATGGTTTCCAGTTTATCAAAGAAACATACAAGAAGATATTTCTGTATTAGATTCTATTGAAATGGACGGAACTAAATTAACT